AGACAACAAGCGGCGGCGCAAGAGGTTGAGACAGCTTTGACGTCTTATGCAGAGAATGCGGCCAAGTTGAAGGTAAGTAACTTTAACGAGGTGCAAGATAAAGCGTTTGATGTATTAGGTGATGAGTTTGCTCAGATGATTGCACGAGAGCTTCCACAAGATGGGCCGAAGTTGATTTATCACTTGGGTTTAAATCCGCAGGAGGCTGTCAGGTTACGGGATGAGTACAAAGTTAATCCCGGTAAGACCACTTTTTCTTTAGGCAAACTGGCTAGTAATTTGACCGTTAAACGGAAGGAGTCAACAGCAGCACAACCAGAGAGCAAGGTCGAGTCTGGAGCAGTTGGAGGTATTAACGAGGATTGGCAGGCGGCGTACGATAAGATTATGAACACCGCAGACAGTGACAATATCGGTAAGTCTCTTAGACAGATTAGAGCTTTGAAATCTCAGGCGAAGGCGGCAGGATTTGACACTTCTACACTGAAATGATTAAGGATTTAAAATGAGTAATCAAGCAAAGGAAGTCATACGAGTACTAGGTCAGGAGCTTGAGAAGTTTGAAGCCGACAACCTATGTCTTCGCCGAGCAGACATTAAGCGAATGGGTGGGCAAACTGGACATCGTTCAGAGTTTACCGAGTGGTTTGATGTACCCTACGTTTCAACGACTGTTGATGGTTTAAATATCAGCAACTTCAATGAGATCACAAGTCTCGCTGTTCCTCACCGCGTTAGCACTTATGTTACTGTTCCCTTTAAACTAACCAATACGGATACATTAGATGGTTCTGAGTTAAGTCGCAAGATGCGCTCAGCCATGCAAGCTATTGATAACCGTATTAACCGCGCTTGCGCTAATGCTGTAAGTAATCAAGGGGCACAATTTGTGTCTTCAACTGCCGCCCTATCTGGCTTCCAGAATGTGGCCGATGTTGAAACCTTGCTAACTGAGCAAGACGTATCGCAAATCACTGATAAGACATTGTTATTGAATGCGGCTGATTATAACCGCATGGCTGCTGACCTCCAGGTTGCTAGCCGTAGTATTAACAGTGGCTCTATCTCTGAGACTGCGTATGAGCGCGCACGTATCGCAATGATTGCCGGTATGGATACGTTCAAGACTTCGTTTACCCCGACTAAGGTGGGCGCTGTACTAGCCTCTACCACGTTAACGGGTGCTCAGTCTTTCATTCCTATGGGTGCTACCATTGATGCAAATGGTGATCCTACTAACGTCGATAACCGGGTGATGAACTTGGTTGTAGGTTCGACTACTGGCGTGGTCCCAGGTGATAAGTTCACTATTGCTGGTGTTAATGCTGTCTCAATACAGAACAAGAATGATACGGGCAACTTGCGTACATTCACTGTTACTGCTGTTGTTGATGGTACTAACTTGACCATTAGCCCTCCTATCATCCCGGTAACGGCTTCCCCAACTACTACTGCTACACAGGCTCAGGCAGATTATGCCAACTGTTCAGCGGTTGGTGGTGCGGGTGCAACGCTTACCTTCATTAACTTTGATACTGCTCAAACCAACTTGTTTTGGGAGAATGACGCGCTAAGCATTAACGTAGCGCCTGTTGTTGGCTCCGAGAATGATTTGGGCGGCATGATCTTGATGAATGAAACCACTGACCTTGGCTTGAATGTTGTTGTAGCTAAGCAGGGTGCGATCGCTGACCTTTCTACTGAATGGCGTGTAACTTCGTTCTTCGGTGTAACGGTACGTGATCCACTTAAGTGCGGTATGCTGTTAGGTAGTCAAACACCTTAACAGTCACACTCTAAACAAAGGGCTGCTTCGGTGGCCCTTTTGGGTATAACCAAACGGAGAATAAGCAATGCCTGTATTAATTACTGAATACCCTAAATGGGTCAATGGCGTGTTAGTTGAGACAGAAGAACATGAAGTGCAGCTGGATAACCAAGAAGAGAAAGACCGAATGGTTAAAGAGCTTGAAAAGAAGTATGGTAAGGACGTTGATTTGCGCTCATACAAAGGCGCTACCGGCTTCGGAGCCTTGAAAGCTTATTATGAAGCTGTCGTAACCCGCGAGGGTAAAAATAAGGATTAGTCATGACTACAGCTGCTGACATCGTAAGCCAAGCGCTTGTTTCATTAGGTGTAGAGAATGAGCTTTCAGCCTCTGATGAGTTCTTAGAGGCTCAAGCCTTTAAAGCGCTCATACGGATGATTAACCGTTGGACATCCATTGGTATTATTCTAGGCATAACCATCCCCACAGCCCCAGCAGATGAGCTTGGCAACCCTGATGATACAGAGGATGCACTGGCTACCTCTTTGGCTATTGCAGTACAGAAGATAGCTAAGCGCCCAGCATCGCCAGCATTAAGAAAAGACCAGAAAACCTACTACCGGCAGATGAAAGCGGTTTATGTTCCTACGCCTGTTCAAGATTACCCTTCATCTTTACCACTCGGCCAAGGCGTTAATACTGGGCCCAGGAGTAGACAATTCTTTCCCAACCCTGAAGCAACTTAGGATAGCCGGTGATTATAACTAACAAACTAAAGGCTATGATCACTAGGCTTAGGGCTAGAGTGGCGCGCCTAGAGGAAATATTTGAAATGTTTCAAATGACAGCCTATAAAGAGCTATTAGCCGCTCAGCTTAGCCCTGAGGTACAAATTAGCGCGGAATATAACTCTACTGGTCAGGTTGATGTACTAACCACAGGATCAAGCACTGCTGGAGCTGAGGACGGGGAGTTCTTTGCTACATCAGGGACAGGCGCTACTGATGTAGCGGCCATATTCTCTAAAAATCAGATTATTCCCCGTCACGGTCAAGGGTCTCTATTTAGATTCTCTGCTCGCTTTGATGGCGGCGTTGCTGATACGCGCTTGTCGGCGGGAGGGTCTACGGCAAGTGATGCGGTTCTCTTTGGCTATTCTGGAGTTAACTTCGGTACTTTTTATAACCATGACGGGGCAGTTATTGTTTATGAATTGCAAGTTACAGGTGCAGCATCAGGCGGTGAGAACGCAACGGTAACAATTAACGGCACAGGCTTCACGGTCCCATTAACGGCAGCCACAGTACAGGAGAACGCCTTTGAGATAGCCGAGTCTCTTAGTTCTCAGGTAGCACTGTTTAACTTCTCCCAGAACGATGACACCGTGGTTATGCGGTCTATCATTGCTGGACCAGAGACAGGGGCGTTTACGTTCTCTAGCTCAACAGCCACTGGAGCATTTACACAGCTAGGTGCAGGCGTTGACACTATCAGAGACTTCACCGCCCAAACTGATTGGAATGTTGATAAGAAGCCTGATTTAGACCCGTCGAAAACTAATTACTATTCTATCCGGCACAATGGTGATATTGAATACTATGTTCAAGATGAAGACACAGGGGCTGAGGTTTTAGCCCACAGGCAAGGATTGCCCAATACACTAACTAGGTCTATCTTTGGGAATGCTTCATTTAGGATGTCTTGGTTTGTGTCCAATACGGGAAGCACTACCCCTGTAACGGTTAGGGGTAGCCACGGTGCGGCCTTCGTTGAAGGGCTCAAGAAGATGAGGCTTCCCACTCATTCGGCTGAAGGCGATGCTACAGGGGTTGGGACTACTCTCACGAATATAGCGACGATCCGTAATAGAATAGTATTCGGTACGAAGGTTAACTTAGGCCGAATTATACCCAGTGTAATATCAGCATTCTCTGAAGGAACTAAGGGGACAGAGATAGAGGTTATTTTAAATGCGGATGTTGCGGGCGTTACTAACTTCGAGTATATCGACAAAGACGAGTCCATTGCAGAGATTGACAGAACCCCCGGAGCGGTAACAGGCGGGACATTGCTGGCGTCCAAGGTGTTTCTAACAGATACAGAAATAAACTTGTTGATATTTAACGACCTTATACAATCAGGAGACTCCCTAACTATAGCGATGCGAGTAATTCAAAACCCCGCTGCTGATATGGGTGGCGCTGGTGTATGGGAGGAGGAGTTCTAATGGCACAAGTCCCCCTACCTATTGGAATCGTTGGTGATTCCGACATACCAAAGCTTCAAGAGTCCTTGGTTAATCTATTCAACCCCGGCGATAACACGCTATTAAAAACCCCCGGCATTGATTCATTTGCTACTGGTGTAGGCGTCTGCCGTGGCTCGATTGATTTCAATGACGAGCATTATCAGGTGTCAGGGCAGAAGCTTATTAAGATTAGCTCTGCTGGCATTAAGACAGAATTAGGAGACATACCCGGCACGGGTGAATGCGTGATGGCTGTTAGCTTCATAGCCTTAGAGATTATTGTTAAAGGCGGCGGCGGCTTCTCATTCTCAGCAGCTGGCGTTCTATCAACTATTGGAGGCTCATTTGTGACGGCGGTTGATGTCGATGTTATTAACCAGCGCTTTGTATTTGTTCCTGCTGATGGCGGGCCATTGTTCTTTACAGATGTTAATGACCCTACAACCATTCCTGCTGAAAACTTCTTTGATGCTGAGCTACTGCCTGATAAGAACAAAGGCTGTATTAATTTAAGAAATGACTTCTACGTAGGTGGTGAAAACTCCTTTGAGATATTCCGTAACGTGGGCGATACAGTTGCGCCTTTCTTGCGTGTTGATGGCGGGGCCGTAGAAACAGGCTATGTAGCAGCAAGAGCAAGGTATAAGGGCTCATTCTTATTCTTAGGTAAGGAGCGCGAAGGTTCCTTTGCTTTCCACATCATGGGATCAGGCCAAGCCCCTAAAATATCTAACCCGGCCATTGATGAGATACTGAACAACGAATACACCTTAGGAGAGCTAGAACAATGCCTCTCACAGCGATTTACGTGGAAAGGTGTAGATATGGTGGCCTTTCGGTTAGCGCGCCATACACTGCTGTTCTATGGTGCTGGATGGTCATACATTCAAACGGGTATAGATAGCGCTGATACGGTTCAGCCTTGGGACGTTAACCACTTAGCCTTTTCTTATGGCAAGTACTTGACCGGCAGCGCTACCAGTTCAAAGATCGGCACCCTAGAAAATATAACCACTGAGTTTGGTGATAAGATAGAGCGCCAGATAGATACATTTATCAAGGCAGACTCAGACACTTACTTCGGGATTGATTCTATATTCTTAAACTGCATTACAGGAACCAAGTTAGTTGAGGGAACAATAGGGCTACAGATCAGCAAAGACTCTATTATATATGGCCCTCAGGTGTTTAGAGGTCTAGGCAAGGGCGGCAAGTATGAGCAGCAAGTGGTCTGGTACGGCGGCGCGGGTGACTTTGAATCATTCGCCGGTATTCGCTTAAGAACTACAGCTGATGTTAATTTTTCACTAGATGGATTGAAGGTCAATGGCAGCTAATAACCCTAAACATGGTGATGCGATTGTCAGACAGTCTCCTGATCCATTAGGCGGTACGAAGTTAATAGCTACCCAACAGTTTCAGCGGTTCCTTGATGAGCTGGGGGA